TCACAAGGCCCTGACATGAATGCGGGCCCATCTGTAACTTCTCCTAAAACACGTAAGCCTCGTGCACCTAAGGCTGGTGCATAATGGCTAAAGATACCCGTGGTCTTGATAAGAACGAAGTAGTTAAAAAAGACATCGCTGCTAAACAAGCTGCATCTGATGAAAAAATTGCTTCTCAAGCAAAGGATATGACTCCTGAACAAGTTCTAAAAGCTAATGAGGAACGCGGAGTTGGCATTTCTCCCGTACAGCTTGGTCCAATTACTAAACAACAAGCTATTGATGCTTCCCCCGCAGTAGCAGACCCAAACACACCTAAGCCAACTATTGAAGAGATTACCCCAGGACAAGATGCTAGAGCAGCTGCACGTAACGTAGGTACTGCTCGCCCTAATAGAACTACAGTTCTTGATTTTGGAAAACTACCTAGTCGTCCAGAGGGCGGAGCTACCGCGGCATCTGTAAACGTAACAGAAAAGCCAGATGTAGCAATTAATCTTATTGATCGTCTTAAGTCTGGAATGGGACTTCCTGGCGAAGAGCAAGGACATCTAGATCTTGCCTTAAAACTTCACGAATCTGACAGAGAAGTGGCAGCTCGCACAGGTAAGGTTGTAAATGACGTACAGCCAAATGATCCAAAAGCTACTCACCTAACTGTTTTTGGTGGGCACCATCACCGTCTTGCTAAGGTAATGAATACCTTTAAGATTTCAGATCAAGAAATATACAAGAATGCTGCATCTGCTACGGGGCAACGCCTATCAACACTCGTTCACGGACTGCATAAGATTGCTCAAGAGCACGAAGACTCTAAGCGTACTATTACCCATACTCCAAAAGAAGGAGCTATGTGGGAGCATCCAGAAACAAAAGAGATTATCCCTGTAGCGGCTAACCATCCAGATATGCCCGCAGCTTTTACTCGTACTAAGGGTAAAGTCGCACGAGTAAGCAGAGATGCTTCAGGTGCAGTAACGACTACTCGATCCCATGAAGGTTGGGATAGTATGAAGGTGCGCGGTGGAACAACCGTTTACCGTCAATATGCTGCACCTAAGGGTATTGATCTAGTAGATCACATGCGTGCTCAGATGCTGAGCGAGCACGGTATGTCTGCAACTTCTCGTACATCACACGCTAACAGAACTACAGACATTCTTGAGCAGATGAACTCTAGTATTCCTAGAGATAAGAAGCAGATTGGTGTTCGCAAGGTTGCTAAAAGAACTGTGCCTACAATTACCTCTCGTCCAAAAGCTCAAAGAACTAAGTCTCCCGGAGCATCTAAGATCTATCGTCTTTCACCAACTAACATAGAGACTACTGAGCCGCTGTTGGTAGACAAGGCTAAGCCAGGTAAGGCTGCAGGTACTAAACCTAACCCTCCAAAGGCACGCACAGGAAAAGTACTTTTGGGTACAGCACCTCTGGATGCTAAATTGGGGCCAAAAGAAAAGCCAACTGTCAACACTGCGCCCCCTAAGAGACGACCAGTACAAGACTACCTTCCAGGTACTGGCGTTCCGCAACGTCAAACTGAAGTAGTAACCCCAGCGCAATATAAGCGTGCAGAGGGGCCTCTTGAGGGTTGGGCACGTAGAGCAGTGGATGAAACTTCAAATATGAAGAATCCTATTAAAGAAGCAGATGTTGCTCCAAGAATAAAGGTTGCCGACGAAGTTACAAAAACAACCCTTGTTCCTACAGATCGTGACTGGAAGCCAGAGAGCACTGCTGGCCGTGGTCAACAGTTCAAAGTAGACGTTACATCAAATCAAGCTGGTCCGGGTCAAAAACCTCTAGTAGATACTACCTTTACTCCTACAGAAACTACCACAGGTCTTGAAGATCTAAAGGCAATTAAAGCCGCAGGCGGTTTATCGTATCAACAACCTAGCGCAAGTCGTGAAGTTGTTGTTCGTCCTGGAGGTAAGAAGCAGGCTAAGAGAGATGCACGAGCTGCAAAGGCTGCTCCTAAACCATCTGAGCCAGAGCAACTAAGCCTATTTCCAGATCACGAAGTGGTTCCTGGAAGAAGCAACCAGTTCTATATGGCTGGAAGTGTTCAACCTATCTCTGATAAATCTAAGGTACTCCAAGGATCTGCTAAGGCAAGGTTTGGAAGACAACCAAATAACAAAGACTTTGAGACTGAAAATGAAGGAAGCATCCTAAACAGACTACAAGCTGGTTCTAAGAAGAAAGACTAACTATGCCTAGGGTAGCTAGTTTTTCTCCTGAACCTGAAAAGTTTGATAAGTATAAGTCTTTGCGTACTCACGCACGTGAGGCAGCAGAGTATTTGACTGGACTTCCATACAAGCAACCACAAAGCCCAGAGTTTAAGGGGTATACCAAACCAGGGCGTGGTGCTAGCGGGGAGTCATCTAACTAATGGGTCGTAAAAAAGAACTTCACTACGGTTCTAGAGACGGACAGGGAGGGGTTACCAGAATGTCTGTATCTGATCGTACCTCTAAAGCTGCACGACCTTGGAATGAACCAAAGGTTGTAGAGGCATCACAAAGTTATGGGGTGCCCTTTGCCAGCTACAAGCAGGTTCACACCTATGAGAATCGTTTAGAAGATTTAGGCTCTGTGGAATCACACGAGCGGTTTACTTGCAAACCCTGCGGTAAACTAACCGAATCATGTGCATGTAAAGGAACAGAAAATGGCTAAAACAGCAGCGTGGCAACGTAAAGAAGGAAAGAACCCTGAAGGCGGCTTAAACGCTAAAGGGCGTGCATCTTACAAGCGTGAAACCGGTGGAACACTAAAGCCGCCAGTATCTGCATCTCAAGCAAAGAAGTCAAAGAAGGATGCTGGACGACGCAAGTCTTTCTGTGCACGCATGGGTGGTATGCCTGGTCCTATGGAAAAGAATGGTAAGCCTACTCGTAAAGCACTAGCTTTACGTAAATGGGATTGCTAATGACAGTTGCAGTTTGTCACCATGTGTACGAATACACAGGAAAAGACCTTTGTCCTTCCTGTGGTAAGCCTACACACGAGATAAACTGGGACTTAACGAATGAACAGCATCGAGATTGGATTTCAAGTGGCAAGGCCACTTTACAAGGATGGTGGTCTATCTAATGGCAACTAAGAAAAAAGAAGTAGCCGGTGGCAAAGTATACAAAGGCTCTAAGCAAAACGGCGGTCGTGAGATCATTGTTGAGCACTATAAGGATAAAAGCGGCAAGTGGCACACTACCTCTAAGAATGCAGCCAGAGCTAAATACGAAAAAGAACATGGCAAGCTTCACTCTAAGAATAAAACTGTTGACCACAAAAATAACAACCACAGCGACAATAGAAGCAGCAATCTTCAAGTTCTTGATAAAGGTAAGAACACTGCTAAAGAGAACAAGCGCAGAGCAGGTAAAAAGAGTAAATGAAAAAGGCCGGGGGTTACCCGGCCTTCTTCGTTGTTGGAAAATCATCCAACCATTTTGTAACACTCGGCTCTTCTGGAGAACCATCGTAAGCGTCAGGACCTAGTCCCCAGGATCCCCAATTCGTTCCACGAGCCGTCATATAGAAGGCTGCTTTAGCATTGGTGACCGGATCATATAGGTCGCTATTTTTTTCGATTTTGAATTTTTCCCTACGTACGTCACCAAGACCACCAATCATGTTGATCTGGAATAGGCCGTAAGAATCATCCCCAGTAGCTGGAGTATTGTTTCGGGATGTTGGGTGTCCCCTTGATTCCCTCATAACTACCGCCCAAGCTGTTCTCAAGGATTTACCCTCAAAACCAACTAAGGACAATAGGTCGATAAGCTCCGTATCAGTGAGCTCTTTGGCTCCGCGGTACTTATCTAGGGGGTCTACAACTGTGACGGTTACCGTTGCCCCATCGACTACAGGTACTTGTTCTGCAGCCAAGGCCTTTGGTATACCCACCAACAGTAGTCCGTATAGGACCAGCATTGCTACATGCGATTTTTCATAACTTTGCACTCGGTCTCCTAGGCTAGAGGGCCAGTCCTAACTTTGTATAGCTGTCACCTATACTAAGCAACTTGGCCTCTTTCTGCCAAGTTCGGTCTGCAACCCTTTTGTTACGGAGGTGCGAATGCCCAGATTGCTCTGGGCACATGTAAACCCTAGCAGTAACTACAGGGTGTCAGCAACCGACAACTACGTGTAGAATAATATTTCTTTATATGAGAGGAAAATCACATGTCACAGTGGTCAGCACCCTGGAATGCACCAAAACCGCAGGTAGAAGAGGTACTTAAGCCTGTGCAAGAAGAGGCCCCAACACAAACAC